GACACGAACCGATCGCTCAAAGAGCAGCTCGAGGCGCTGATGCCTGGGCAGCGCGTCGAGACTGTGCCGCGCGTGTCGAACATCGGCGCGGGCATTCAGGCAACCCGCGCGGCTTTCTCGTCTTGCTGGTTCGACGCGGAAGGGTGCGAGAAGGGAATCAAGCGGCTGACGAATTATCGAAAGCAGTGGAACCGCGTGCAAGGGCGATGGATGGAGGAGCCGATGCACAACGATGACAGCCACGGAGCAGACGCATTTCGGCAGTTCGGCCAGGTGGTTGATGCGGGCGAGACGTTCGCGTCCGGATACGGCCAGCGGCGTGGGCGGACGAGGCGGTCCGGGATGGCTGCGTGAGCCTGTCGAACAAACCAAGCATGGCACCATTCCCGCTGATCAATCTCGCTGGCGTGGGCAATGGGCGTTTCTCTCGATCTTCGCAAAGCGGCGCTAACGCGCCTGCACGGCGACATCCTCGCAATCTACACATGGGTCAATGATGAGCGGGCGCTGGTATTGCTGCCGGCGCATCGCCAGCGCGGCGCGCCCTGGTACATCGTTTGCGAATCGGCCGCCTACAAGTACGATGACCCGCGCTACCTGGCGCAGCAAGCCGCCAAGGCTGCCGACGTGCTCGGCATGGACGAGACGCAGAGCACATGGGTCCGGATCGCCACGATCATTCATGAGGGACTGCCGGACCTGGTGAGAATGCCGGCGGCGCCAGAGGTTGAAAAGGGCGGCGCCGTCCGCGGCGAAGTTCAGGTCCGCGAAGGTGGCGAGCTGATCGGCGGCGAAGAAATCCGCTTCGACAAGTCGGAATCTGCCGAATATGCTTGACGCCACAGTAGGCGAGCGCGGCGGCGGGCATCGCATGGATTGGCCTGAGCTTGGCGACGAGCCGGAACAATTGCCGGCAGCGCACCCGATGGACGGCGACAGCGCGCGAAAGACGCACAAGCAGCTGCTGGAATGGTATTTGTTGGAGCGCGAGAAGCAGAGCGAGAACCGCCTGCAAATGGCGATTGACGGCGACTTCTACGACAACGATCAGTGGACGGCTGAGGACGCCTCCGAAGTCTCCGGCCGAGGCCAGATGCCTCTCGTCTACAACGAGTGCGCGCCGATGGTCGATTGGCTGATCGGCACAGAGAGACGCACGAAAGCCGATTGGAAGGTGCTGCCGCGCACCGAAGACGATGTAGAAATGGCGGCGACCAAAACAAAGGTGCTGAAGTACGTCGCCGACGTGAACAAGGCGGCTTTCGCCCGTTCACGTGCTTTCGCCGATGCTTGCAAGTCCGGCCTCGGGTGGGTGGACGACGGGGTTCAGGACGACCCGACTCAGGATGTGCTGTACTCGAAATACGAGGACTGGCGCCGAGTCATCCACGACTCGTCGAGCTACGAGCTGGACCTGTCAGACGCGCGCTACCTTTTCCGCTGGCGATGGGTGGATGAGGACGTGGCCCTGGCGATGTTCCCGGACCGGCAGGCCGCCATCCGGCGCGCGGTCGAGGACTATGGACTGGCCAGCGACGACCCCGATAACGATGAGTGGTATCTGGGCGCTCGAATCAACGGGGGCGAGCAGACGGCGGCGTCCTACACGATTTCAGGCTCTGGCGTATCAGTCGATGCGCGGCGGCGGCGCGTCAAGCTGATCGAAGCGCAGTACAAGATGCCGGTGAGCGTTGGCGTCGCGACAGACGGCCCGATGCGCGGCGCGATCATTCCAGAGGGATTCCCATACGGCGGCGAAGTTGAGTCGCGCGTGATGATGCGGATGCACTTCGCGGTATTCACCGAGGGGGACATGCTCTCGGATTCCGTATCGCATCTGCGCCACAATCGCTTCTCACTGACCCCTATCTGGTTCTACCGTCGTGGCCGGGATCGGCTGCCATACGGCGCTATTCGCCGAGTGCGCGACATCCAGCAGGATCTGAACAAGCGCGCATCCAAGGCACTGTTCATGCTCTCGACAAACCAGATTGTTGCCGACGAAGGGGCGGTGGCTGATTGGGATGAGGCGAGGGAGGAAGTCGATCGCCCGGACGGAACGATCATCAAGAACCCCGGCAAAGAATTCACGATTCGGCGCGACACCGACGCGGCGACCGGGCAAATCAACATGATGACCCTGGCAGCGCAATCGATTCAGAAAATCGGCGGCATCAACAACGAGAACCTGGGCCGGCAAACCAACGCAGTGAGCGGTGCGGCAATCGAGGCGCGGCAGAACCAAGGAGCGGTCGGCACAACTGAGCCATTTGACAATCTGCGCTTCGCAATGCAGTGCCAGGGCGAAAAACAGCTTTCCAACGCCGAGCAGTTCTACAGCGAAGAGAAGGTGCTTCGGCTGTCGGGGGGGGCCGGCGAGATTGATTGGGTGAAGATCAACACGCCCGAGCTGCAGCCCGATGGCTCCGTGCGCTACTTGAACGACATCACTGCGAGCATGGCCGACTTCAAGGTCGACGAAGCTGACTACGAGTCGACGTTCAGGCAGGTGATGTTCGAGGCGCTCAACCAGCTCGCCACGCGCCTCCCGCCGGAAATCTCGCTGCGCATCCTCACTATTGCATTTGAATTCTCCGACATGCCGAACAAGGCGGCTATCGCTGACGCGATCCGCAAAGTCACCGGCGAGCGCGACGAGAGCAAGCCCATGTCGCCGGAAGACGAGGCGCGAGAGGTCGAAAAGCAGCGCCTTCAGCAGCAACAGCAGGACATGGCCACCGTGGCGCTTGAAGAGGCGCGCGCGAAGGTGCGGGAAATCAACGCCAAGGCCGCGAAGATGGAAGCGGAAGCGGGAGCCGGCGGCCTGCCGGGCGACGATCAGGCAATCATGCGCGTGCGCACCGAAGCCGCGAACGAGATTGACCGGCTGTCCGAAGAGCTGCGCAAGGCGCAGGCCGAGCTGTCGAATCGCTCGGCACAGATGGCGCGTGACGCTGACGTGCGGATCGAGGCGGCGCAGATTGACGCCGACGCAAAGATTCGCGTGGCGGAGATTCAGCGGGCAAGCAGCGAGGCTCTTGCAAAACTCTCGGCCCGCATGGATGACGCCAACAAGAAAGGAGCAACGAATGATGAGAAAAGGTAAGGCCCGGGTGACGCTTGGCGAAAGCCCTGATGGCGACTGGATGGCGGAAAGCGATCTGCGCACGTTGATGGAGGCGCGCGCAATCCAGAACGACCCGAAGCGGCTGGCGAAAGCCAAGGCGCTCGCGAAACAGAAGATGCTCGACGCCGCGGCGGTTGCCGGCGGCGCTGGCGAAGACGATTGATTTATCACTGACAAGGAGAGTCACGCATGGCGATGGACCCCACAATCGAAGCGCTGATGAGCGAAGAAGAGCTTGCGGCGATCAATGACGGCCTGGACGCAGACGAGGTTGATGCGCTGACGGCGATCGCCGGCGAGGACGACAGCGACGGCGACAGTGATGACGCCGACGAAGAAGGCCAGGATTCCGGCGATGACGACGGCGCCGACGATGGTAGCGATGCCGAAGGCGGAGGCTCGGAGTCCGCAGAGCAGGGAGATCCAGAGCCGCCAGCGGCGACCAGCCGGCGCGCCTATCTGGCAAGCCTGCCGCATAGCTTTGCGGATGATGTGGCCGCCGTTGAAGCGCACGCTGACGCCCTCGCCGATAGCTTCAAGGCCGGCGATCTGGATTTCGACGAGTACCGCGCCGAGATGTCCAAGCTCGACACGCAGCGCGACGCTCTGGCAGCGGTGAAGCTGAAGGCCGAAATCTCAGCCGAAATGGAACAGCAGTCTGCCGAGCAGCAGTGGCAGGACGCAATCAACGCGCTGGTCAAGCGGGCGGTGGTCGAAGACAAGATCGACTACGGAAAGGACGCGGACAAGCAGCAGGACCTTGATACCTTCGTCAAGGTCTTGGCGGCGAACCAGGCGAACGCCAACAAGCCGATGGACTGGTTCCTCGCTGAAGCGCACAAGCGCGTCAAGGCGCTGCACGGGATTCAGACGGCCGCGCCAGTGCCGATTGTGCCGGGCGGGAAGCCTGCGGCGCGCCGTCCGAACCTGTCAGCGCTGCCGAAGACCTTGGCGCACGTGCCTGGCGGCGATGGCCCTGGCGACGTTGACGACGAATTCGCTACCATCGATGCCCTTGACGGCATCGAACTGGAAGACGCCCTCGCCCGGATGACGCCAGCGCAGCGCGAGAAGTACGCTCGTGGCTGATCCTGGCCAGCCGTCTGCCATGACGGTCGACATTGCGGCCGGCGAAGAGCTGTCGATCGGTAGCGATCTGTCGGTCACGCTGCTGCAAAAGTCAGGCCGCAAGGCGCGGCTACGGATCGTGGCGCCGCGCGGGGTGCGAATCGAAAAGACGCAAAGCCCGGTCGCGAATTGTTCAGCGAAACCAAGCATGGCAATGTAGTCGCGGCAAGAAAAGAGCAGTGGCGCGCAGGAGTGCTCCATGAACACGAGATTTCTTCGTTTTTTGGGAGCATTTCAACATGGCAAGAACCATTGTCGGGGTCAACGACCCCAAAGCCGTCAAGCGCTACGCCGGCCTTCTCGCGATGGACCAGTCGCAGAAGTCCTACTTCGACCAGCGGTTCACCGGGCGCGGCGAAGCTGCCGAAGTTCCTTTCCAGATTCTGACCGACCTTGAGTCGGACGCTGGCGAAGCCATCTCGTATGACCTGCTCGCCGAGCTGACGATGGCGCCCGTCGAAGGAGAAGACAACCTGGAAGGCAACGAGGAAGCCCAGAAGTTCTACACCGATACGATCTACATCGACCAGGCCCGCTGCGGCGTGAATACGGGCGGCCGAATGACCCGCAAGCGCACGCTGCACAACCTGCGTGAGAAGGCCCGCCGGCAGCAGTCCGGATGGTGGTCTCGCCTGCGTGACGAAATCCGCTTCATCTATCTGTCCGGCGCCCGCGGTGTCAATGCCAACTTCCTGTTGCCGCTCGGCTACGCGGGCCGAGCGAACAATGCGCTTGTGGCCCCTTCGTCCGATCATCTGCTGTACGGCAACGACGCCACAGCCAAGGCCAACGTTGACTCCAGTGACGACTTCGACCTGCGCCTGATCGACCGGGCGAAGACCAAGGCCGACAGCCAGGGCGGCGGCGCCTCCGGCCAGTTGGTGCTCAAGCCATGCAAGATCGACGGTGAAGAGGCGTACGTGTGCGTCATGCACACGTTTCAGGAGGACGATTTGCGCCAGGACACGGCCACCGGCCAGTGGCTCGACATCCAGAAGGCGGCGGCCACGGCGCTCGGCAACAAGTCGCCGCTGTTCAAGGGCTCTCTCGGCATGTATCGCGGCGTGATCCTGCACTCGCATCGCAACGTGATTCGCTTCTCCGACTACGGCAGTGGCACCAACCTTTCGGCGGCGCGCGCGCTGTTCATGGGCGCCCAGGCCGGCGTCGAGGCCTACGGTTCGCCGGGCACGGGCTTGCGGTTCGACTGGAACGAGGAAACGCGCGACAACGGGGACAAGGTGGTCATCTCTTCGTCCTGCATCTGGGGCACGAAGAAGGTCACGGCGACGACCGATGCCGGCAGCCAAGACCTTGGCGTCTTCGCGCTCGACACCTACGCGGCCGTTCGCTAACCCGCCCTCACGACAAGGAGCTGACACAAAATGGCATTCCTCACTACAAACGATTTCGTGACCGGCCGCAAGCCGGCACCTTCTCCGGCCGGCGCCGAGGTTCTCTCGGTTCGCTTTCCGCTGGTCATCACGACTGCCAATCTGGCGGACCTGGCGCTGAACGCAATCGGACAGATCGGAGAGCTACCCCCCGGATGTGTGCCGGTTGGTGATGTGTTCTTCGACATGACGGACCCGGACGCCAGCACTGCTGCTCTGGTACTGCAGGTCGGAATCTGGGACGGCTCCAGCGCCAGCCTTTCGACGGCGGCCGCTGACGGCGGCGCTCATTGGGGCGTCAGCCAGGCAACGACAGCAGCGGCTACTCAGCGAATGACCCATAACGGGGTTGCGATGGCGTCGGTACAGCCGGCGCAGTCGCGGCGCAAGATCGGGCTGAAGGTGGCTACGGCGCCGACCACGGCGCAGGCATGCACGATCGGCGTGACCGTCTTCTACAAGGCGGCCTAAGCTCCAGCGCCGCTCAGCTCGGCTGTGGCCGGAGGGCGGCGCGACCTTCACAAAGGACCGGCATGCTGATCTACACCACGATTCCCCCGCGTAGAAGCGGCGTAGTGCTTGCCGACTGCGATGGCGTCAAGTACGAGTTTTCAGACAATGGCTCGGGCGTGCTGGTTTGCGATGTGGCGAACGACGATCACGCCAACTCGTTGGCGTCGCGCGCTGGATTATTCGGGGTTCTTGTGCAAACCGAAGGCGCTGGCGCCGGAGCGGAGAATCCACCTCCAGACGAATCGCCGGTTAACTACGACGTTCCGGATGATCCGGTGGACAACAGCGGGGCAGACGAAGCCACCGCGCCGGCCGTCGCCGAAGAACCCGCGAAGCCGCGTCGTGGCCGACCGCCGAAGCAAGCCACTGCTGACGCCAAATGACCCTGGCGGACCTCATTGCTCGGTGCCGGTCAGAGTCTGAGGACGAGGCTGTTCCCTACCTGTGGTCAGACGCCGAGTGGACGGCCTGGCTGAACGAGGCCGAGATAGAGGCATGTATCCGGGCGCGTTTGATCGAAGACGAGGCAATTGCCGCAACGATCACCGCCGGAGATCCATACGTCAGCCTACCCGGGCGAGCGTTTTCTGTCTCGAGGGCCACCATTGACGGCGGGCTCCAACTCGATCTTATAGAGCGACGCGAGTTGGACTTGTTCGGCTCGTGTAGATGGGATTCAGAAACAGGAACTCCGTACAAGGCATACCGATCTGGCGACCGGCTGCGCCTCGTGCCGATCCCCGTTGCAGACGGGTCAATGACGATCGCTGCGTTTTGCACGCCAGAGGCGGCAATGGCAGCGGACGGAGACGCGCCATCAATCGCTGATCGGCTGCATTCCAATCTCGTCGAGTGGGCGCTGCGGTGCGCGTACCGCAAGCCCGACACAGACACGCAAGACCAAGTGGCTGCCGCCAGGCACGAGGCTGAATTCGGTCGCGTATTCGGCCCGCGACCGGATGAGGTTGCTGTGCGCAGAACTCGCCTGTCCTCGCGCCGTAGGACGCGCCCGCAGTTCCTATAGCCCACCAACAATCCAAAAGGTGTCGAGATGTCAGATTTCCAAGACCAGATGTTCAAAGAATATCCTGCTACCGTTCGCGTTGTCACAGAGGCGCAGTTAGCCGCGCAGATTGACACTGCAAAACCTGGAGTGATCTTTCAACGAGAAGGGGTTGGAAGTCGCGCAAACCTCACCGCAGAGCTTGCGGCGATTGGAATGTCAGATATGACCATAGGGAGTCGCTATGTCTCTGCGCCACTGCCCATACATCACTCAGTATTAACGCCAGAAATTGTGTCTGGTTTGCCGCTGACAAGCGGGGCTTTAACCATGTCGTATGATACGACCGTCAAGGAGAGCGGAGCGGGATCTATTAAGCTATCCGCGTCTGGAGTTGTGACGTCTGTCAATCTTCGCTGCCCATTATCCGCAGGTAGTGAATACGGACAACTTCCGAAAGTTGGTGGCCGAGCCAACATGCGTATACGATGCTCGGATTGGTCGAAGATCACGCGCATGTATGTATATTTCGGGCAGGATGCTGGTATAACAAATGCCTATCTTAATGTTATCGTCGAGGCAGGCAAGTCCTACTATCCGATGATGGCACCAACGTATCAATCGGCTTGGAATAATACCTGGCGCACAATACCAATTGACACCAGCAAAAACAGATCAACAGTCGGCAGCCCGGCGACCTGGGGAACTTCTGATAGTGATCGCATGTACTCGACTGATGGCGTCGCCTTTACCCTAACCACAACCGGGGCTGTTGATATATGGATCGACAGGATTTATGCGCCTGAATGGCCTACAGGGTTTGTGTCTTTCATTTTGGATGGAAGTTATACTACGGCCCGGAATACACTGTTTGCTGATTTTAAGCAGCGCGGTTGGCGTGGAGGAACGAGCCTGTTCCACTCTAGCCCGCTTACTGTTGGCGCTCAGTATCCAACTGCCGAAGATTTGAAAGCCATGTCATTGGCTGGATGGGATGTTTTCCCTCACGGACATAATACGGCAACCAGCTCGGCATTCTCAGTGGCTTCGACGAAAGCCGAAATTATGGCTTCGAGAGTTGACCAGTTGAGATGGCTGCGCAATATAGCGAAGGTTGATGAAAAAGGGCTGGCTTTCTCACAGTACCTAACGAACACAGGCTCATGCGCGACGAGTGATATGGCGCAGGTACAGCAGTCTATGGGGGCACTATTTGGAAGAGCTGATTGCGGAGATTCCGAATACGGGGTTGATCCGTCACACGCAAATAGTCTGAGTATTTATGCGGGAAACGAAGTGGCTGGATACCAAACGGGATGGTGCTGCCCACGCGGGCGATTCAATTTGATCTATCAGCCCGCTTACGACGGACTGGCAACGCCTACAGCCAGGGATACCTACAGTGGAAGTTATTTCGAGAAATCAATCAAGTGGGCTGCGGATATGGCAGATGGCGTTATTGTTTATACTCACAATATCGTCCCATACGACGGAACAAACCCAACAACCTACGATGTTGGAACAAACCTGTACAGAGACATGCTGTCGGACCTGGATAGCAAGGTTTCGTCTGGCAGTCTGATAGTTATCTCGCCAACCGACTATTATTACCTGACATACGGCAGACCAGGCCCGGTTTATATGAGATGGGATGGTGAGTGGATAGACAGGTCAACTGGATTGATTGCGTTTTAGGGCCACAAAACGCTATGACAACTACCACAGTCACACAAGCCGCCGAATACCTCTCTCGCCTTATCGAGCAAGGGTTCGGCGACTATCAACTCAAGCTCGGCACGCGCGGCCTTGAGTCGCTTCGGCATGAAGGTCGAGAGCTTGACTTGTGCCCGCCAGATCACTGCGCGGAAACAGCGCACGACGGGCGCAAAGTGGCGTATCTGAGGGCGTGCGATGGCGATTGATTCGCAGTGGGGCAGCGTCAGACTACTATTGCCATTCAGCAATGATCTGCTTGACGCCAAACTACACACAGTTACAGCTTACGGTGGAGTTGGTTTGTCGTCAGCGGCAGGCAATCCGTTTGGTGCTGGCAATGCACTGCTTCTGGACGGCACAGATGATTATCTGAGTTTCGTTGACAGCGCCGACTATACGCTAGGGGCGGCTGACTTCACCATCGAAGCGTGGATACGATTCACTTCTCATGCCGTTGCAATGATCGTCATTGCACAGCGTGATACAGCTTCGTCAAATCATTCATTCTCGGTAAGTTACGAGCCAAGCGTAACAAGCTTGAGATTTGCTTACACAACAAACGGCACAACTTCTGTAAATGTGGACAGAACGTGGTCGCCTTCTGACGGGGTGTGGTATCACATCGCAATCATCAGAACGACTACTGTTATAAGGCTCAAGGTGGACGGTACGCAGATCGGTGCCGATTACACAATAGGGGCTTCAACGATCTACGACAGTTCGTCACCTGTCAGAATTGGGGCGACTAACACAACCCCTGGTGGATTCTTTGCCGGGTACATTGGTCCAATTCGCATGACGGCGGCAGCAAGAACCATCACGGCGGCACCATCGGCAGCTTTCCCTCGTCCAACTATTTCCGGTATTGTTTATGACGGTGTTGGAGCGTTTGCATCTAAAACCGTGTACGTCCGTGATCGTAACACGGGACTTACGGTTTGCGGGGCTGTATCAAACGCTGGAACAGGCCAATATACGGCTTATCCTAACGATTTTGGAGAGTACATTGTCGAGTGTGTAGACGAGATAGCAGACCCGATAACTGACGAAACTTTGTTTAACATCGTCAGCATGAATGCACCTGTTGGTGCAAGACCAAACGTCTATTACGCTGACACACACGGGGTTAACTTCACATTCGGCGGCAGTTCATCGGCCGATACAACTTTGACTCCGTATGCCGGAATTTCAACAAGGGCTTTCGGCGGGGCTGGCGACTACATGCAGGCGAACAGTTCTGTATTCGCCCTTGGACTCGCAGACTTTTCGATTGAGTTCTGGTATCGGCCCATCAACGGCGGGCACAACGGGCAGTCATGGAGCCGTGTGATACAGATCGGGCCGAATGCCACAAACGGATCACTGTTTTTTTGGCTAACCAACCTCGACAATCCTTCTTTCTTGGAATGTTCGTTTAGAGACGCAACCGCGTACCAGAGCGTTGGAATTACCAGTGCAACAGTTAGTAACAACGTGTGGCACTTTGTACAACTAAGGCGCGTAGCAGGAACGTTTCTGCTTTATCTCGACGGGACGTTACAGAGCACCGTTTCTGCAGCGTCGTACAACATCTCGGCTACTTTGCTATCAATAGGCGCAAACACAATTGGGAACGAGAGTTTTTACGGAAATGTCGGCCCTGTTCGCATAAGCAGGGGCACAACTCGCGCAAGCATTGTGGTTCCGTCTTCTACAGGGCTTCGCCCTCGATTGGACGGAAGTTCAGGTGAAAACGCTTTAATTTACGACCGGGTTATTCCGGGTTAAGGAAAGAGAATGGCAATTGCACACTACTCGCGGGCTATTTCAACGGCTTGCGTTACGGCGATTAACAATGCTATTAATGGTGGTTCCGGGCAAGGTGAGATTCGGTTTTATACAGCGCCCATGCCATCGGCGACAACTGTTGGCATTTCATCACAAATACTTCTCGGAACGTGCTTGTGTTCTGACCCTGCTGGTATTGAATCTGGTGGAACTCTTACATTTGATCCAATTACTACTGATCCGATAGCAGATAATAACGGCACTGCAGCATGGGTAAGAATTGTCGATAGTGCAAGCACGGTCTGCATGGACCTTGATGTTAGCGTTACAGGTGGTGGTGGTTGCATTCAGATGCCTACCACTTCAATCGTTGCTGGTGGCCCTATCGCCTTTACATCATTTACTGTTGCTATGCCGTAACAAATGGCGTACTCACCGCCAGCATTCAATGCGGTAGATTTCCACCAGTTTGGCGTTACCGTAACCGCCCCTGTTTGGAATGAGGTTGATTTCGGGTTTTATCCGACAGTTCTTGCTCGGAGCGCTTTAACTCTTTCTGCCGATCTTTCGGCGGTTGCTGTTCATCAAGTAGCCAATGCTTCGTTATCGGTCGGACCTTCAGTTGTTGCCGTTGCTGTTCATCAAAAAGCAGATGCGGTTCTAAGCGTCGAACCAGTCGTCTATGCAGAAGCATGGAAGACGTTCTACGCAAGTTCTGCGCTGTCAGTCAGTCCGGTTTCTGCAGGAGTTGCAAAGTACGTCTATGCGGCATCGTCTGCGCTGCCGATTGGCCCGGTTTCCAGTGCTGTTGCCAAGTACGTATATGCCCCGTCGTCAGCAACGAGCGTCGAGCCGGTTGTGTCGTCTTTCGCTGGCAATCTTGGTTACTCGGCGACTGCTTCGCTTCCTGTGTCTCCTACGATTTCCGCAGTCTTCCAGGCTGGCCGGATCGCTTCAGGGGCGTTGTCAGTCTCTCCTGTGTTCGATGCCGACACTTACATTGATCCGCGATGGTCGGCTGACTTCTTCCTTCTTCCGGTAATTACTGCGGTTGCTTCGACAAGTGCAGGATCACGTCCTGCGCGAGCAAGTGCTGTATTCAAGATTCAACCATCAATCTCTGCGGTAGCGACTCATGTCTAAGCAAAAAATGTCATCAATCGGCCCCTGGCCGAAAGGCATAGTCAATAGCATTCGTGATTACGTTCTGCCAAAAGGTGCGTGTCTAGATGCTCTGAACGTGGATTTCACTGATGAAGGCCATGCGCTATCTCGGACTGGTTTTTCACAGACTGTCGCAATCGACAACGGCCACAGCTTGAGCAATCAAGGCGAAAAAGTGATGTTCTGCAACGGCCCGGACCTCGGTGTGATCACTGCCGTCAATCCGCTGGTCATCACGACGCTTCGGACTGGATTGAACATTCGTCCAGTATCCTACGCTGAACGCGGCGGTGAAGTCTGGTGGTCGAACGGCGAGGAAAGCGGACGTTGTAACTCTGACAACTCCGACCATCCTTGGACCGTTCCCGCACCTTTGGATATTGTCTCTGTCGTCGCAGGAACCGGAACGCTGCCGGTTGGAACGTATCGCGTTTGCATTACGCACTCGATGGCGGACGGCGAGGAAAGCCACGCATCGACTATCGAGTCAATCACCCTCTCGACAACGGGCAGCATCGAGCTGACGCTGCCGACTGCGGCGGCTGGAACTGACAACTTCGTCATCTATTGCACATGGGGCGACGGGGAAGTGCTACAGCGCGCCACGACCGTTTCTTCTGTGACGGCAAGCGTCAGCATCGCCGACTTGCCAGAAGGGCGCCAGATACGCGACAGGGCGTTTCTCAGGCCACTTCCTGCGGGCGACGCAATCACCTTTCACAATGGCCGGATGTTGTCGCTGAAGGGCGAATTCCTTTACTACTCCAAGCCATACGACTACGGTCTTTACAACCCTGCGCAGGATTTCATTCGGCTTGGCGCCACGGGGTCAATCGTGATCTCCGTCGAGTCTGGCGTATTCGTCGTCGCTGACAGGACATGGTTCTACGCCGGCACGGACATCGCCACCGCCGAGCCCGTCGAGAAGCTGCCATTCGGCGCGGCTTCTGGCACGGCTTTCTATCATCCTGGCACAACAAGCCCGGTAGCTGGCTGGTACTCGGACGAGGGGATTGCGATCGGTGCCGGGGATGGCTCAGTGACTCTTCCGCAGCGAGAAAAAGGATTTATTGCGCCTGTGGCACAATATGGATCGGCATGGGTGCGCGAGCGAGACGGCATGACGCATGTAGTGATCAGTCTCGACGGAACGGCGGCCTACAGTAAGAAAGTCTCGCCAGATTTCACGGCCGCACGCCAGCGATATGTCGATGAATCGACGACGCTTTGCATGAATCTTGCCAACGGGGCGACCTCTCGCTACTCGCATTGGCACTTCAATTCCTACGCGACTATCGACGGCGACGAATACGGCATTGACTCCGTAGGAATGAGCCTGCTTGAAGGAAGCGACGACCTCGGAACGGATATTTTCTGCGCACTTGATTGCGGGCGTGTCGGGTTTGACTCGCTGAACATCAAATCGCCGGAGTGCGTCTATGTCGCCGGAAAATCTTCGACGGCAATGGCTGTTGTTATTGCGCTTCCTTCGGGGCCGACCTATTCCTACCCGGCCAGGACGTTCAGCGAAACGCCATTGGTTGTCCGCTTCGACGGCATGAAGGGGCTAATGAACGCACGGCTGCCGTGGTTCTCGACGGTGATCATCAATCAATCAGGGGGAAGCATGGAAGTGTCAGCGGTGCAGGTGCTTATCAACGAATCGACAAGGATGATTTGATGCTTACGCTTGATCAACTGATTGCCATCATGCTTGTGGCCGTCAATTTTGTGCTGACCATTACCACAAGCAAGACTGTGGGCGTGAAGTAGCCTGACGACGTGAGCGCAACGAACGAGATGATGCAGACCATCAAGCCCTTGCTGCGCATTGCGCCGAATAAAGTTCATTTGCTGGTCAAGCAGAGCACGCAGGATGTTTTGGTTCTTTACGAAAATTGGGTTTGGATGGTGGTGCATCAACAATATCGCTTCCCGCCAACTGTCGATGTCATGGTTCGCGTGTGGGGTGACCATTACGCACAAGAAGCGCCGTCCGAGACGCACTATTTCGACACGCTATGGAGCCTGCGCGTGTGGATTGAGCAGCGGTTTCAGGCGCTGAAGTCATGAGCTGGCCATTCGACGATGGTTCGGACCTACCGCTAAGAGACGGGCTCGACGCTGGCGGCGCACAAGAGCGAACAATGGCCGCAATGGTCGGCGGCTATTCAGGAATTCGGACTGTTGAGGAACGCAACCCGGATGGATCAATCACGACGCTCAGGACGCGATTGGGGCGCCCGATATTCGAGACGACAGCAGTTGTTCGCCGTTCCAGCCAGGCGCAGAAAGCGCGCGGATTCGTGGCCAAGATTCCCTCGCGATCGGTTCTGTTCGATCCCTACACGCTCGACATTCTCGACGCCAACTATCAACCAGCGGTCAATACCTACTCAGTTCAGGACTTCGCAACGAACTGGAACGTTCCAGCCGCCGACGACACGCACTGGTACGACGTAGCGCTGTTCGATGGCTCGACTATCAAAGTCAATGCGAAGGCCATGCCGACTCTTGGTATCACGGCGAATCACGGTTATCCGGCTATCCCGTATGTGATCAACCGCGAGACAGCAGAAGACCAGTACGGCAACGCGGAACGAAACACGACAGAAAAGCGCGTCTTTGCGGTCGGGCGATATTCTGTGACTTCGTGGGGTGGCGGCGGCGTGACGGAGACGCTTACCCCGACTGACGCACGGACAGAAGACCGGGCAATGACTATCGGGCAGCGTGTCGATTTCTCGACCGATACGGCATGGCTCGGGCAGTTGTTCTATCCGTCCGGTTACGCATGGGACGGTCCTGGAGAATGGTACTTTACATCAGCACAAGTGCAAATGCTGTTGACGTCGACGTATCTCGTGAAGGTAGCCGGCAATTCTAACGTGGCAATGCCATCCCCTGCTTTCGGCGGGGCGGTTGCCAGTAGTGGAAACATTGAAGTAGATGTGGTTTTGCCGCCAACTGAAATTGCCGTGTACGGGATTGGCGAAAATTCTGTAAACACACCATACACTTCCAACGCGCCTAACGGCGGCGGCGGGGTTAATGCGTACTATACAGTCATATTCCCTTGGTCTGGAACAGTATCAAAACCTCTTGCCGGCAAAGTATCTGGAGGGTACTCTAGAACGAGATACGAAGGGGATGAATCAGCATCGGAGATACAGTCTGGCGTTGCGCTTACATACGTCGCGCAGAACGGCAAGAATTGGGACGTTAGGTCTGAGACTTCATCGGTGACTACGCAGACTGTTGAGATTGCCGCTGCGTCTGAGTTCACTAATATTGGAAGCGTTGAGATGACGGGAGACGCAACCAATCTTTATTGGGGCCAATACTACGTTACTCCACCAACAGGAGGTCTTAATGCTGCCCCGCCTGGTCCGTATAGAGGAACGCCGTCAAAATATATATTAAACATAGGGATAGGTGGTTCTTCGTGCACAAGAACGCACGAAGAACAAAATGGCGGCGCAAGTGTTTCTATTCCTGGAGGCGATAAACTTGTTGACTTGTCATTCTCTAGAGCCAAGTCATACGGACCAAAGGCCGAATACTCGCCATATGCAGGCTATTACGCTGGATTTCTTGCCAATCCTTACGCTTACATTGGAACGTCGGTAGGCATGGGCGTTTATAATATTACAAGATTGAGTTGTTATTCAGACCCTTCAACCGACATTACCTGGGTTCGTAGGTATCACGGAGTTTGGTACTCAGGGTCTGCAACTTATTGGCAACCAGATGAGGCTGTAGATACAATTAACACAAAATTTACAGATATGCGTGACAACTTCAGAGCGCAAATAATGTATGACAGCGAAAATACCAGCGGCGATTATGGAAGAACTTATTACACTGCAGTTATAAACCCAAGCGTGAATCTCGACAACAGCAGTTTGTCGTGGATCACGAAAGACTACATTCTCTACGACGAAACGAATGGGGTGTATATTTCTGTCGAATCGTCTTTTGTTGGAGTTGATACGTCCGCAACGCTCGATGTCATCCTGAAGGTGCAGACACGGCACCATACGACAACGCAGATTCTTGGTCAGTACAACTACACCTATTCACAGCTTGTAAATGAACGACAGATCGGGACCACTGGAAAGTACGCGATGCCTTCGCCAAAGATTCGCGCAATCTTTGCACCACTGTATCAGGAGCAGGGTTCTTTCAAAGGCGCGCACTATGTTACAGAGGAAGAAGAAGGAAACGGGGCAACGCCAGCTCACTTGTTCAACTTCCTCTTGTACCTGAAGTCCTATGGTGATCTTGCAACGGTCAATGATGACAACCTTGGGCCAGCGGTTCATTTCGTGCCGTGCAACCTACTCGAAATGCTCTATGCGTTCGTGTTCTCGCAGGAGTACGGAGTCGCAGAGGATGGCGCTCGATACCCGGTCACTTTCACGACGCGATACAACGACATGATGAGCACACTATTTTCAAGCGCATACCGCGTGTCTGTCCGCGATGGCGTTCAAGGCAACTGGTCTGACTCTCTCGGCGCCGATTTTGCCTCAATCTCTACCGTTTCATTGCACAGGGCCTAAGCATGACTGATTTCGTAGAATCGCCAATTGGAACCATACCGACAATCGCAATCGACTCTGGCGGGTTGTTTACGCCGGGGGCCGCATACACGATCAAGTTGTCTGCGGACTTGGTGAACAAGTGCGTCGCTCTTGCGGAGTCCAAAGACGCCGATTTCCAAACGAAGATGGACGACTTGACGAATGCCGTAACAGGCTTTCTCGTCACCAACTCCGCGGCGGATGTAACAGCAGGGGCAATCTCGGTAGCCGCGCCAACAGAACCGAGCATGACCATTGCTGACACCTCTACGGCTTTGGTCGCTGGCACGATTTCTACGGCATCAGCGGCGGTGATCAGCGAAGCGGTAACGAAGTTCGGCAGCTTCATTACAGCCTACTTCCCGGACAACTCGACGACCTACGGACAGGCTGAGGCGTACTTGCAAGCGGCGATCACCAACACGACAAGCGGCATTGTGCCTGCGGCCATCAAGACGGCCATTCTTGCCGACTCGCGGGCGCAGGTTCTGCGCGAAGAGAATCGGGCGCAAGAGGACTTGTATGAGGCAATGGCAGCCAAGCGGCATCGCTTCCCGACTGGCTACGAGGCCGGAAAGTCTCGTCAGATCGCACAAGCGGCGCTTGACCAGATCGCCGCATCAAGCCGGGTGATTGCCATCAAGGATTTCGAGCTTTCGCACCAGACTGCGCTGGAAGCGGTACGCATTGCGGTGGCCAGTCGTTCGTCCGCACTTCAGGCGGCGCAGCAGTACATCGCCGGGATTGTCGCGCAGGGCTGGAATACAGGCGTGCAGTCGGCTGGCACGCAGCATCAATCCGAAGTGGCCAAGCTTCAAGCGGCCTATCAGGCGTATGCGGCCAGGACGAACGAGGCCGAACGGAAGCTGAAAGAAGCTCAAGCCGACAAGGCGCTGGCTCTCGACGCGGACAAGACGAACCAGAGCAAAGACCTTACGGAGCTTGAGTATCAGCTAAAAGCATTTCTGGCTGACGCTCAACTCACGGCGCAGCAGCTTGTCTCGATGCTCAACAACCTTCGCAGCGGGTCGAGCGCGACTTACTCGGTATCTGCATAATCACTGTAAAATAGCAACAGCGGAGAAACAATGGCAAAGCGTAAATGTGCGAATGGCGGCAAGGAAACATCGCCGCAGTCGATGAAAGATCAGTTGATGGCTTTGCGGCCTGGGTACGCGGCTGGCGGCATGCCTGATCAAGTGGCTGCGTTTCAGGGCCGTATCGCGCCTCTTGGCGTTGCCACCGACGCGACGGCGCCTAACGCGCTTCCTGGAATCAATGCGCAGAGCCTGGCCGCGTCCGGTTCGCTTGTGCAGTTAGGCGGCGGGGCTGCCGATTCTGGGCAGGCCGTGGCCGCTCCAGCGACTCCCGGCAACGTCTTTCACAACCCGTCCGCAGGAAACATGCTTGCGGCTCAGGGTACTCCAGGACTGCAAACGATGGTCGAGAAGATGGCCGCTTCTGGCATCAATCCGAATGCCGCTTATCGTCCTGGGTCCGCACAAGACCCGCACGCCAGCGGACTGTCCGGGGTGACTGCAGCGCAGCGCGCGGCTGGATCGAACGCATCCGCTGCGGCCTTGGCGCCGAATCAATCTGCACCACAAATCGAAAATCCGATGGACACAACAAGCTCTCGACAGCGGCGCCAGACGCGAACGCCGGGATTGAAGGACGGCGGCGCGGTGTATCGCAACGGAGACACGTTCTCTGATCGCCCGATGACCGGCGTAGTCGGATCGGTCAGCCGCGACCCGGTAGCCACTGCGCCGAAGCCTGTTCAGCAGATTGCGCGGCCGATCTATCCGCAAGAGAGGCAGGCTGCTCCGCAGGAGCAAGAGCAGAGAGGGCAAGGAATGACCAGCGCGGCCGACCTTGGGGCAATGCTGGCCAATCGCCGTAGGCAGATCAACCAAAACAGCGGCATGGCTGACGGCGGCATGGTTCGCCATCGGTTCGAGGGCAAAGGCGGGCCGCGCGATGATCAAATCCCGGTTACTGTTGCCGGCGAGAAGATCAAGGTATCTGACGGCGAAGAGGCGGTAATCCTGCCTGCCAAGACCGCACAGAACCCACAGGCTGTTGCTCAGATTTCAGACGTGATCCAGCAGAGCAACGACGGCAGGCCGCCAGCTATGGGTATGTCGCAGGGCGGGAAATACCAAACAGGGGCGGTTAATCGCTACCCGTATGACGGGAAGACTCCACCGACTGCGCAAGATGTTTATGCGCCAGTGGATATTGGCGGAATGGCGCGCGCAGCGTTTCCCGCAACTTCCGCAGCTATTCAAGAGGGCAGCGCAAACATGCGCAAAGCCTACGACGCTGGAAATTATGGCGCAATGCTTGGCCACGCCGGTCGCGAGATTGTTAGCGGAGGCGCCGGATTGTTGTCAGACATTGGCAACAGCGCTGCATATGCGCTAAACCCGCCAGCCAACGCATTGAAGACGTTTGTAACCGGGGACAGCACGCCGGCAAGCGTCAGTGGAATGGCTAGGGCGGCATCACAAGCGCCGGCTATGAATCGACTTGGATCGGCCAACGTAAGGGGAGATAACGCGGCGCCAATCGAACAGCCAAACCCACAGGTCGCCAAAACCACAGGAAACGCCAACGGCGCCACATTCGACCAGGATACCGGCAATCTCTACTTCACCGAGAAAGGCTACGACCCGACGAAGCAGGCAATGGCCGCAGGAACTGGAGCGATCACCGACCCGAAGACCGGGCGCACGATCATGATCACCGGGGCCGGCGTGCCAGAGAATCCGAATGCTCCGCGCGACCGCTACGGCAACGACATGACGCAAACGCTGGCATTGCGAGACGAATTGACACGCGCTCGCGCAGACAACGCGCTGAGCAACCTGGGCGCCACCAATCCAGCCTACCACCAGAAGGGGGCGGCGCAGCTACAGGCTCTGGCGGGCATCAGCGCATTCGACAACGCGGCCGTAACGCGCATTGCTTCGCGGCAGAAACAACGCCGAGACGACGCTTCCGAGGCCTTGTTGCAGCAAAAAACTAGCGGGGATGTGGCTGACTCGGCGCAGCAGCGAGCGGTGCGCGGCGGGCTATTGGCGGCGCTGCAGTCTGGCGACCAGGAGGCAATCTCGAATGCGAAGATGGCCGCGGTGGCCTACGGGATTCTCAAGCCAGGCGACCCGCCAAGCTACAACATCACGACCGACCCTATGGGCAATCAAACGCGACTGAACAAATCCACCGGCGCGGCGGAAACGCTCGACCGCCAGACGAACACATGGAAGCCGATCGGAGTCGCTGAGCAGATGCAAGTGTTTGCAAGCCGCGCAGAAGCCGAGGCCGCGCAGCGCGCCGGGAAGATCAAGCCGGGTCAGAACGTCATGGTTGACGGGCGCCTCATGATCGTTACGCCCTGAAATTATCACCAAGCATGGCACGCTTCCGGGTGATCAATCGGAGCGCGCCATGGGTCTTGAATACGTCGACGAACCGCCGAAGCAGCCTGCAACGAAGTCGCGTCTCGTCTACGCAGACGGCGGAAATGAATTCGGCCCGAAGAGCGGCGTCCTGCGCCAGCTGGCCGACGTGCCGATCGGCCTCGTCGGCGGCGTCGCCGGGCTGGTCAATGCGGGGGTTGGCCTGGGCGACATCGCGACCGGTGGCGCCGTTGGCGATGCCGTAGACGCTGCGGGATCGGTCGCTGACAAGATCAGCCTTCCGGATGCGCTGCGCCCAACGCGCTGGCAAGACAAAATCCAGAGCTACTACTCGCCGGAAATGAAGGGGGCGAAGGCTGCCGCGCACCAAGCGGCAGTCGATGCCGAGCAGCAAGCGAAGGCGGAAGGCGCGGACTGGAAAGGGCAGATTGGCGCGAGCGCGCTGGGCAGCTTGAAAGGGATTGCCGAGAACCCGCGGGCAGGTCTTGCCTTTGTCACCGAGAATTATGGCGGGATGAAGGCCATCGCCAAGGGAACCGAGAAGGTTTTGGCGAGATACCTGCCGGAGATTGATGCTGCCGTAAAGGCTGGCACGATGACGCAGGCGCAGGCAAACGCGCGCGTCGCCGACCTGGCCGGCAAGATCAGCCCTGTTGGCGAGGGCATTCTTACCGCTGGCCAGGGCGCGCACCAAGTTCGCGAAGAAAATCCGAACGCAACAGCAAGCGATTTCCTCATGCAAGCGCCTGCCGGGTTCATTACCGGGGCGATAGCGCGCGGAGTGGGCAAGATTCCTGGCCTTGAGAACGTAGAAGCGACGATGGCGCTGAACGCGATGAACCGTCAGTCTGGGTTCACTGGCAACGCAATCAAGCGCGTGGGTAAGGGCGTCCTCTCGGAGGGCGTCTTGCAGGAGGTTCCGCAGAGCGCGCAAGAGCAGGCGTGGGTAAATGCCGCAACCGGAAAGCCGCTGCAAGAAGGCGTCGGAGAAGCCGCGGTGCAAGGGCTTTTCGCTGGCGGCGCATTGGGCGGCGGCGCGGCTGGAATGTCGGCCCTGACTCGCGGGGCATCGCCCGCGCCACAAACTCAGCCAGGGACGGGAGGTGCTTCCACAATCGGCGCCCCTGGCGTCCCGGGCATCCAGGCCTCCGGACAGCCGGGAGCGCCGGCCTCTGGGCAGCCGGCCTCCGGACAGCCGGCCGTTCCTGTTGCGGCCGGGGCGCCGGCGTCTCCAGCAGCCACACAGAATATGGCCGGCGGAGCGCAAGCGTCACAACCAACGTCGCCACAAGCGCTTGTCGCCGAGGCACTGGCCGTAGAGCAGGCGGCACAATCACAAGAGGCGGTGCAGGCCGCCGCAACAAGCAACGCGCCGGCCGGGAATCAACCCTCTGCCGCACCCATTCCCCAAACCAATCAGGCGGAATCGGCCGGCGCACCTATCCAACCAACGGAGCGAACGAATGGAAGTAACCAAACCGAAGTCACCATCCCGCCAGGGCAGGGACAACAAGCGCAGTCCGCAGCGGATGCCGGTGCCGGCACAGCAGGGCAGGTAGCCAAGCGCGCCGACTTTTACGAAAGCCTGGCCGCGGAGCGCGACCAGACAGACCCCGTGCGCGCGGCGGCGTATCGGGCCAAGGCGCAGGCGATTCGTGACGGCGAAACGGACGGGAACGCTTCTTTGACCGCAGGGCAAGGCAAAGAAACTGGTGCAACTTTGCCCAAGGCGAGCAAGGGCTGGCAAGCTTTCCCGAAGGAATCAGGAACGCTCGGCATTCCGCGCGCAGAAATGCCGCAGATAAAATCCGAGCATCGCGGCGCGCTGGTGCAGTTTCTTGCCGCGCGTGGGGTCCAGCATCAACAGGAAGAGGTCGCTGCCGACTCGCTTCGCCCAACGCAGGCAGAGTTTTCGCCGGCCAAGGTCAGGAAGGCGACGAAATTCACCGGCAACAATCGCTCGATCCTCGTGTCTTCTGACGGGCATGTTCTTGACGGGCATCACCAATGGCTCGCGAGTCTCGCGAAAGGTGAGCCAGTCAAGGCAATTCGTCTGGATGCCCCAATAGCGCAGCTTGTGCCGTTGGCGCAGGAGTTCCCGAGTTCTGGCACGGCCGGCCAAACGTCTGAAGCCGTCAATGATTCCTTGCCACCTGGGCAGGGAAAGCCATCAGCAGCGACCGGCGGCGCTTCAACGGTCAAGCAAAAGCAGTCGCCAATCCAGAGGCGCGACGACCTGATCGGCGCGATCATGCGCGTGACCGGCGGCGACGGCATCGCTGCAAACATGGCCCTGACCATCGCCGGAGACACCGCAAACAGACTTCCGAAGGTGCGCGGGCTATTCACGAACAATGGCACGGCAGACCTTGGCGATGTCGCCATGCTGCTGCGCGAAGAAGAAGGGTTCGACGTTCGCGACGGCGACCACTTGTCTGAACTGGTGCGCAAGGCATCGGCCGGCGACGTGGCAGTCAGCATGGAGCGCATGCAGCGCGACAAGGACGCCGAGCAGGAGCGGCAGCATCGTGACCGGATTCGCGCGCGCGCGAAGAAGTTCGGCGTCAAGACGGTGGCGGTGAAGTTCTCCGATATGGAAGCCAATGTCTTGGCTGTCGAGCAGAAGCGCCACAATGCCGCGGTCGCCAAGCTTGAGGCGCGCGACAAGAAGCGCTTTGACGCGGCGGCTACGCAGCTCGACAATCTGGTTTCCGATGCCGATGTGGCGTCTATACTCCAGGACATCAAAGAGCGCGGTCTATCTGGCCGCAAGATGTGGAACGAAGCGCTCGTGATGCTGCGCCTGTTTGCCGAAGACGCGCGCCACAACGAACAGCAAGGAATTCTCGACAATGCCACGGCCACAAGCGAAGAGCCAGCCTGGTTCAAAGACTTTGACGAAGAAGCAGATAGCCAGCCTGGCGATGGAAGCTCGCCTGTTGCGAGTGATGCAGCAGATGAAGGACGAAGCGGAGAAGGCCAAGCCGAGCAAGGAAGAGACGACAGGAACTCAGAGCGGGTTCGCGGCGGCAGTGAGGCGGGCAGCAAAGGCAATGGCCAAGAAGCCGGGTTCGAGCTAGCCGGGCAGACGCGGGCCGAGATTGCCCGGCAAGAAGCTGAGCGAGTAGCCGCAGAAAAGGAGGCTAGAGAAGCCGCGGCGAAGGAAGCCAAGGCCAAGAAGGACGCAGAGCAAAAGGCGATCGACGAGAAGGTCAAGGCACGCACGGACAATCCTGACAATTTCGTCTTTGGCGAGGACGGGAAAGCTGCGGCCAATCCTACCGGGGGGCTGTTCGACCAGCCGGCCGTCGTGGCGCAAGAGGGCGACGCGCTCAACGACGCGCAGCGCGAGCTGCGCGGGCTGTCGCACGAAAAAGACACCGCCCTCACGGAAAAAGAGAGGCGCGCCGCTGATGCCAAAGCCAAGCGCCAGCGCGACAAAGACATCGCCAAGCACACCAAGGGTTACGAGCGGGAATTGCACGTGTCAGCGCTATCTGACGCGACGCTGATCGAGGTTGCTGGATCATCAGAGCTTGACGCATTCACTGCTGCAGCAGAGCGGGCGGTTATTGCGCGCGTCGCCGAACTGAGAAAAGACGCTTCGACGCCAGAGCAACAGGCCGCCATCGATGCGCTGGTGGCCAACGGCAAACCTGTTCTTCCAGGTAGCTTCTTCGCGTCGGCTTACAAGTCGATGCGCAAGGCGTGGGAGAACGCGCAGAAGGACGCAGCGCGCGACCCGGCCACCTACAAGGAAGCGCTGCAGTCGGGGATGGCAACTAAAAACATCGACCCAGGCTCTCCCGCGGCAGCGCAGTACAAGACGGGGTTCGACCATGCGTTGCGCGGGCTGACGAAATCTACTCTGCCAAATGGTTTCCCTACGTATCTCGATGGCTACAACGAAGCTCGCGCGTGGATCAAGACAGAAGAAGGTCGCGCGTGGTTCGACGGTAAGCGCATGGCCAAGCAACAAAACACGGGCATTGTCCTGCGGCGCCATTGGGAGCGGCAGCGGCGCGACCTGAGTGCGATCGACGACAAGGACATGGGCAAGGCGTGGAAGCGCCTGCTTGCGGTTACATCGCGCGCAGACTTCTTCCCGGCCACCACAGCAGAAGGCGCAACGCCTGGCGTGGTCGAGTTCACGCAAAAGCTGCGCGAGAACCTCTCCACGTTCAGCGAGTTTTTTTGGCATGAGGCAACGGAGCAGCAATTCGTCAACAAAAGGCGGCACGCATGGAAGCCTGAAGACGTATTCGCCGGGAGAATGGAGCCGCACCATGGGCGCTTTGCTCTCTTTCGCGGGGGTGAGCGCACGGACCTTGCCAACCGCATGACCGATGTCAGCCAAGACGCCGCGCGCCTCGAAGAAGCAAAGGCAATCGCGACCGAGTATCAGGAAAAGCTGTCTAGCCTTTACGAACAACTCAAAGGCATGAAGACGCTTGCAGAGGTCAAAGAGTGGTCAGAACAACAGTTCTTCCCTGAAGGGAGGAAGAAACAAGACGGAACGATGGCCACTTGGTACAAGGCCCCATTCTTTGTCGAGAACAAGAGCCTGATGCTCAACATGACCAGACTTTCCCGCATCTTGCCGGTATTTGAGCCCGGCGGATGGGATGCTAAATACGCCGACTGGACGCGGCTGGAAAAGACCGAGAACGAAGAGCGGACAAGCAAGGCTCGCAAGGAATCTCTCATTCGCCCGCGCCTCGACAAGATTGAGCGCTACGGGCTGGACACCCCGCGCGGCGGGCGCAATGTTTCGGCACAAGAATTCAAGGACACTTTCGGCTTTGCCGACGTGGTTATTGGCGAGTACGTCAAGGCGCAAGAAGGGCAGGATCACATCAACTATGCCTACGATGCCCTGATGTCGCTATCCAGCCTGTTGGGAGCCAAGCCAAATCAACTGTCGTTCGGCGGAAGCTTGTATTTCGCTATTGGCGCGCTCGGGCACGGAAAAGCCGCCGCGCACTTCTCCCCTGGCCAGCAAGTAACAATCAACGGAGTTGAGCGCAAGGTTCCGGCGATCAACGTCACCGCGACCCGTGGTGACGGATCGGTGCTGCACGAATACTTCCATGCGATCGACTTCCTGACCACAGACCCCAAGCTGAAGGATGCGATCAACGGCATCAAGCGCCTTCTGGAGAAAACGCCGCCAAAGCCGCAATACGCGGTCGAAATCGCCGAGCGCTTCCTGTCTGGAAGCACCTTCTTTCGGCGCGGAGGACGCAAGAACCGCGACACGCCGCGGGAGCAGGCGCTCTATGCGCTCACAAAATACTATCGTGGGTTCAATAACGGCAGCGAACGTAAAACGGACTTCTACCGCGCCGCCGAGGCCCTCGACAACGGGGCTTCTGAGCCCTACTGGTCCAATAAATTCGAGCCGTTCGCGCGCATGGCAGAGGCGTGGGGATACGACACTCTGCGCGACGGCAAGCAGCGTGATGACTATCTCGTCAGCGACTTCGCAGAAGATGGGAAATGGGCGGCGCCGCAGTATCGCGGCACCCCGTACCCTCTCGCCGAGGAACGCAAAGCACTGGTAGCAGTGTTCGCCAAGTTCGTCGGGCAGATCGAGTGGACGGCGTCCGGCCCGGTTCTCAAGGCGGATTCTCCCTGGCAGACCATCAACCCGTATCAGGAAGCGCTTGCGCCATTCATTGCTGCCCTCGACGACGCCGCGGCCAATATAGACGTGCTTGAAGAGGCTCGCCTAGCCAAACTCGATACCGCCAAGTCTGAGGCCGAGCGCAAGAGAAACGAGGCGCTTTTCGGGAAGAATGAAGAAGCGCCGCCCGCGCCAGAGGAAGAAGCCCCCCCTGCCGCTGGTCAGCCGCCTGCGTCCGACAATGTTGGGATGAGCGAAGACGAGTTGGAAGCCATCTTCGACGAAGAGGCTGCCGCGGCGCGCGAATCAACGCAGGAAAAGCCGGAGGCGCCAGATCCAGGGGAGACAATCGCAGAGCCGCCGGACACCTGGAGCCGGGATGACTACGAGTTCTTGCTGGAGAGGATCAGCGCCGGGAAGGTGATTCTGATGGCCAATGGTGGGCGGCTCGGCCTGCCTACAATTCACGACATGCCCGGCGACTCGACAGAGCACATGGGCTACGGCGTATTCCGCACCAGAAACGGAGACTTCGAGGCGGTATGGGAAGGCGGGTCTGCCATGAGCAACACGCCTGGCGGGCTGCCTTACACGGTGGTCACGATGAAGCGCGGGTCGCTTCCAACGACGCTCTTCGATCCTACCGACCTGTCGCGGAAGCTTCGCGGCGTGCTGTTGCTGGAAACAACCGAGAAGCTCGCCGCCGGCCCTTCTTCCTCGGCACCGAAAGGCCAGAAGCAGAAACCTAAACCATCGGTCGCTCCGCCGCCCCTGGCCTCGCAACAGGACAAGACGGCCGCAGCGCTGGCTGCCGAAATGGCTAAGCACGGCGTCACTGGCATCGACGAGGCATTGAAAGGTCTGGTCAAGATATTCGGAGGAGGCAATGGAAAGCTGCAATCCTTCCCCGCCGGATTCGACGAAGAGTCCTACAAGGCCGCAAAGCCACACTTTGTCGCTGCAGCCGAGGCTTTCGGAAAGGCCGGCATGGCGTTCAAGGACTTCGTGCGCGTGTTCTTCCGGCAAATCATCGCCACCTTCGGCGACGGCGTGAAGCCCTATGCGCTGCGCTTTGCCAAGGAGTACGAAGCCGAGTTCATGGCCAAGCAGAACATGCCGCTAGAATCGCCGGAAAACAACGATGAGCCAAGCCAGGTTAGCGACTCCCCCTCTGCCAATCTGGCCAGGTGGGTAAAGCAAAAGCTCGACTCGAGTACGCCGTTCGACTGGCGCGACCTGTTCCGCATGGCGGACGTGCATTTTGGCGGAACTCAGGCCAATGGGATGTATTCGGTCAAGGAAGCCTATGACGCCATGGAGCTTGGCGTCAATCAATGGCTGCTCGACCACCAGTCGCGGCTCGATCCTACCGGCGGAATCGAGAAGGCCAGGGACAGCATCAATGCTGCGGCCCGCATGCTGAAAATTCTCGCCACACAGACCAAACGCACCAACGAGCAGAACGAATTTCAGCAGTTCTCGACGCCGCCAACCTACGCCTATCTGGCGAACTGGGTCGCCAATCTGAAGCAGAACGATCGCTACCTTGAGCCGTCCGCGGGAATTGGGGGACTGGCGGTGTTCGCCAAAATGGCCGGCGTCAGCGAGGTCGTCGTCAATGAGCTTTCCGCGCGCCGCCTGGCCGTGCTGCGCAATCTTCCGTTCGACCAGTTCTATTCGGAGAATGCCGAGCAACTGAACAACGTCCTTCCTGACAACGTGTTCCCGTCCGTGATCGTGATGAATCCGCCGTTCTCGGCGACGGCCGGCCGATCGGAAGGGTCGCGCGATACCATGAACGGTGCTCAGCACATCGAGCAAGCATTGAAGCGGCTGGCAATCGGCGGCCGACTGGTGGCGATTGTCGGCGAAGGCATGGGCGCAGATCGCCCGGCGTTCAAGGCATGGTGGTCTAAAATCAAGTCAGAGTACAGCGTGCGCGCCAACATCGGCATTGATGGCGCGGGCTACGTGAAATACGGGACCACGTTCAACAATCAGATCCTTGTCATTGACAAGACGGGACCGACGTCCGCAGAGATAGTCACCGGAAACGTCGCGTCACCGGCGGATGCCCTGCCATTACTGGAGAAAGTTCGTGAAACCAGACCAGCAGTACCGAGCCAGGATGGACTGGATAGCCAGTCTCCCGGCCAGCCAAGAGGCCAGGAGAATCCTGAAGATGCTGAAGGAGCCGGAGCAGGAGCCAACGGCGGTGCAAAGTCTGCTGGCGTGGGCGGCGGTAGAGGCGGGAAACCTGGGCGTGGACCCGTGGCCCCTGGAAAGGGCGCAGGAAGCGGCGGGGGCACTGGCGGACGACGCGGCGGTTCTGGAGCTACTGGACATGGACGACCCGGAGAACGAGATGCCGGCAGAGTTGGAGGGGGTAAGAACTCCGTACCAGGCGTGCGTGGCGATGGCAAAACTGGCGGAGGCGATGCTCAGAAGAGCGGACTAACGGTCGGCAAAAACGGAGAGTCAGCGGCCGGCGCCATCGGCGAGTCGGTATTCGAGCAGTATCGGCCGCAAAGGGTCAGCATTCCCGGATCAGTTGAGCACAACACGCCGCTGGTGGAGTCGTCGGCGCTCGCTTCTGTATCTCCGCCAGAGCCAACCTACACGCCAAACCTGCCAGCCGAGGTCGTTACAAATGGCAAGCTCTCCGATGCGCAGCTTGAGACGGTGGTTTACGC